GTACTTGATAGCAAGTGCACGAAATACTGCATCTACATAAGCAACAGATGAGCGGTCCATTACCTGACGAGACATAGAGGTGTAACCACCAATTGTCTTTACTGGTGCTGTTGCACTGTCAAGAGTAATTTTACCGAATGCAAGTGTGTCGCCTTCAGCCTCTTGCTCATCAACTGCTGTTGTATCTGTATCCAAAACTACATACTCAACATTCATACCTTCTGCAGGTAGTGCCTGAGTATTGAATGCAGCAAAGGTTGGACGACCCTTGTCAAGAATATCTATTGTTGTCTTGACCCATGCATTGTTTACAATGCTGTCTGCTAATTTTCCACCTGTAAAGTCACGATGGAGTTTGATTGCCTTCTCATCACCAGCAGCAACGGCCTTAGCGAATTCGCCAAAGGAACGGAACTGTGGAGAAGCAGGAGTTTCTACTTTTGCTGTTGAAAGAACTTCAATCTTTCTTTCAAGTTCTTCTGCAAATGAACGAACTTCTGCAATCTGAGTGGAGGCATCTGTGTTTGTGTTATCCATGGATTTCTCCTCCTGATTTACTTCTTCTCGTACTTCTACGACTGAAGCATTTTCATAAGCAGGGAAAGCGACTAACGAGACTTCTTTAAGGTCAACTTTCTTACGAATTATTTTTCTATCCTGCTTCTCATCCACTACTGGGATGAAACCTACTGAGAATGAACGAATGCCCCCATCTTTTACAAGTTCAAGGGTTTCGTCACCTAATTGGGTCTTGCTTATTTTTGCTCTGACCCATAGACCATCTTTGCGGTCTTCTAATTCTTGGACCTTACCAATTACTTCTTTGTGGTCCCTGAAAAGTTTTACATCTGCTGTTAAATCTACTGCCCCAGATGAAAATTCTTCTTGATAGCCCCCGCCAATATCAATTACCTCATTGTAAGGAACTGCTCTACCTACAACTTCTCGCTTGTCGTAGTCTGCCTCTCTAATCTCAAAACTTCTTTTTTCCATATTTAGTTTTCTCCCTATTTACCTATTTTAAATTACAGGTTGTTCCGCATTCCCATCTGGTGAGACTGGTTGTTCCTGTGGTTGAACAGGCTCTGGCATTTGAATCTTTGGTAAACCTTCCAATTCACGCACTTCATCAATTGTCATAAATCCAGAGTTAATCGCTACTTGATAGGCCTGATATCTCATTGAAACATTTGGTTTCAAGAACTCAGTCATATTAAATGCTGCCTTCTGTCCCCTTGGTAATAGGTCAGTGATTGCTTCTTGGATTCTAATAATGTATTGCTGTAGTCCATCTTCATAGAGTTTCTTTCTGTCCTCATTACCATTTGTGTAAGTAAGACCAGAACCTTCTACTGATAGAGATAGATACATGCTTGGTACCCCAAACATTGTGGCAATTTGTCTTGTAACAAATTTCTGATTCTCTAAGAACTGAGCCTCTTCAGGATTGAGCGTTATTGCTTCATAGGAGAGTCCTGAAGAGAGCACAGCAACACTTCTATTCACCTGAGATTCAACAAAGGCTTGTTTGTTAGCCAATGCAACTTCAGGAGATAGAAACTCTGTGGTTGTTAATGTGCCTGTTGGTACTGCAGACTGTCTAAACCAGTTATCTGCATATGCTTGTAGGTCTAATGCCGCTTGAATGATGGATTTATGGCGTTGTAGAGGGCCATATCCCAAGATATCTCCTGGAATCTGCCATAAACGCAAGTGTTTAATGCGGTCCCCTGGAGTCTTAATACCATTTACATAATATTCATAACTACCATCATCTTGCTTTTCTATATTTACATTTCCTGCAGGGATTAACTCAACATTGTTAATTCCTCTTGGTCCCCTGGTTATGTACCAGAAGGCATTTCCATAAAGGGCCATTGAAACTACTGTTTGGCCTATAAATTCTGATTGATTAATGTTGTTTTTTACATCAGGTAGTTCTAACCATCCTGGTGTGGTGATTTTCTCAATGTCTCTAAATACTTCTACTGGTATCTGTGCAATTGCTGTCTCTAATACAGATATACATCTTGAAACAGGAATTAATTGAAGTGCCTTGTCCTCATTAATGATGGATTGGCTTCTTGCTGGTATTTGTAATGCACGATTATCTGTGGAAGGGACAAATGGCTCAACTACATCAAGTGTATAACCTAATCTTTCAACTAATCTGTCTCTAAATCCCATGTCTGCTCCTAAAACACCATCTGCTCTGGGGCCTTTTGTGTATCCACAAACCAAATGGCTAATACTGTTGCTATCGCTGCATCAATGTCAGTTCCTGAATCTTTACGAGTAATCTTCCAAGATTCTCCAACATTTTTACGCACTGCCCTCTGCATTTGCAGCGAAACTATTTCATCTTTTGGATGAATTAGTGTCTTACGCATAATTCTACGATATGCGTTATTTGAGGCACTGATTAAATCCTTATGAGATGCCATATGGACTCTAATTCCTCGTTGTCTTAATGCATGTGCCAAGTCTTGATTTATATAAGAATCAACAATAAATGGGGCACCATATTTGTTTAATTTGATACAAGCCTGGAGTAATTCATCAATATTTGTATTATTAAATGAGGCTACAAGTTCTGTAGATACCTTGTCCCCCTCCTCTAAACAGGCTGCAACGATTGATGCATGGTCCCAACCAGGTGTTCTATCCACTGCAAATACCTTGGGATTTGATGGTTTTCCATAGGGTAATTGCTGCCAAGCACCTACAGGAAGCCATGCATTCATTGAAGAAACGAATTGATTTAAGCGATATCTACGAGCATCTGCCTCTGGCATGGTTGCTAATTCGTTCTTTACTGACTCCCAGGACAATATTCCAGAGGCTAAATTGGGATTACTACGCCTTACTGCTTCCTCATCTAATACTTCACAGCCAATGGGAGCCTCCCAACAGAAAAATCCAAATCTTTCTAATTCAGGTTCCCCATCTACAGCCTGTGCCCCTCGCTTATATAAATCTTTCAATAATTCTGAAGTGTCATCTCCTGCAGTGGTAATTCCAATAACAATTCCATCTGGTCTTGTTCCACTACCCAAAGCCATGGCAGTCCACACATCTGAATCAGCCACATGCAACTCATCAAATACAACAAGGGATGGATGTAAACCCTGAGCAGTAGATGCCTTAGATGCAATAACTTTATAAACACCAGTGCCATCTGCAGTCCATAGACCCCTGTGTTCTGTAGACCTACTGAATAAAGATTTTAATATTGGTGATGTATTTGTTTGATGTAATAATCTTCTATAAACAATTTTGGCTTGGTCTGAAGATGCTGCAACTGATATTACTTCTGGTGCAGGTTCATGTAGAAGCATCCCATATAAGGCAAATAAGGCCCCTATAAGGCTCTTTCCATTCTTTCTGGGCATAGATATACAAACTTGCTTATAACGCAGCCTACCCGCCAAATTTGGGTTCTCATGGTCATCTGGATATCTCTCTAAGACATGTTGAATTAACCATTTCTGCCAATCTGTTAATTTTAAAATCTCATTATGTTTCTCAGGCAGTTTCCAAATAGCCTCAGAAATATTAATTAACTTCTGACCATCAGAAATAAAATCTTCTGACAAAGGTTGTGTGAAGTGGGTAGGTATCCAATCCATCTCTACCCCATAGCAATCTGCTGCAACATCTCCTGTGGTGTTAGGGTCTTATCTGCTTCTCTGTTATTTAATAGACCTAAATTGGCTAATAACCCAATGAAAATGGGTGCTATTTGGTGCCTTCTATCAGGCATGGAATCCATAGTCTGTGCTAATTGGACTGCCTGTACTGCTGCACCTATATCTGCCTCTTCTAACCATGTTGCTGCTTGGAGAGATTTCTTTACTGCTTCCTCCAAGGAAAAATCTAATAATAAAGGCTCTCCATCTCCCTTTATTAATCTTGGCTTTCTTGGTCCCTGGCTCATTCCTGTTCTCATTTCACTAATTATCTCCTGTTTGTTTATTGACATTGGGGGCGGGGTTGTCTGTAGATATATAAAAAAACCCCAAACCATTTATCTAACAAACCATATTTGCCCCATATCGTGGATATATGGTTTTTCATTATTTGGTTTGTATATTTTATAGTCTGATGGGGGCGGGATATTAGATTCATAGCCCATACCTTCTATTGAAGTATCTCAGTCTTACTCTGTCTCTATCTTGTCTTGTGCTATTACAGTTATGACATGCTGGTAATAGATTAGATAATTCATTTGTCCCGCCCTGACTTACAGGAACTATATGGTCTGCTGTAGTAGCAGGTCCTGTGCAGTAATGACATATGTAATTAGATTGTTCTAATATTATCTTTCTATTCCGCCTGTATTCAGCAGTGTTATATGGTCTACCCATTCTCTACCCAACCTATGATTTCTGCTTTGTTACAACACATTTCATCTACCCCTGCTTTTTCGCATTCTTTGCACCAGTAGATTTTTGAGGCCTTCTCAGGAGCATCTCTGTCCTTGCCCACACCTCTGGATATTCGTCCCATTTCCAATGAACCTCCCCAAGATTGCATAAATCAAGCAAATGAGGGGCACACAAATACTCCTGGTAGTAGTAATAGGCATTCTGTCCACATCTACTACAAGGCTTTGGCCTTTCAGTATGTTTGTACTTTGCCATCCAATACCAGGGAGTATCAGGCCAATCGTTTTTAGGCGGTCTTCCTGCCCTTTTTTGCTTCTTCACAAACTGCATCCATGATTTGAGAAACCTTTATTAGATACCCCTTAGAAGGATTCTCAGAGTTATGCATAGAAGCCTTTGGAGCACCTACACACAGTTTTTTTACTAAGGATGTTGGTATTGATAAGACAATTTCCTGCTTATCTCTTATTGGTATGACCCATGTCAAATATTTAGCCTTTGTAACTTCTATGCCACTTGGTTTCCACTTGTTGTCATTTACATACCAGCATTCATACTCTACATAGAGGTTGAATGTGTCTTGCCATTTGTAATCTGTCTTAACTTCAGATGTTTCTATTATGTCTGCAAGGAGGTTCTCACCTTTGAGTCCCCGCCTAAAGTCTAAATCCCAATCAGAAAGGTTTCTGGACGATTCCATGTTCCACCATGAGATTTTCTATTAGTTCAATCTTGCTATTGATTCTTTGCAAGTGTTTCTTCATCTTCTTATGTCTGCGGTTAAGTCGCACTAAATCTATGAAGAGTTTTATTTCTTTCATATGTTGCCTCCTATTTTTATTGCCAGAGCCTTTGCTGTGCTATCTGGCAGTCTTTCATTGAATGCAATTTCGTGTAATTGCTTCAAACCTTTTTCCAATCGTTCTCTCTTAATTACATCTTTGTGTAATGCATACCCAACATGGTTGAAGGGTTTCTTTTGTGATTCAAACAAAAGGTCTTCAGCCAATAATGCTTCAAAAGGTTTCTCAACCTTTGGTCTACCTCTTTTACTCATAACTCTCCTTTTTAAATCTTTATTGCATGTAAAGGCCTTAAGCCATGTCCTGGAGAGAATTAGTTATATATATTTATATATATAAGAGATAGATGCTTTACTTCTATTCCCCGCTAATTCCCCTTTGAAGATTTCTCTCCCCACTGGGAACACTTTGTAATTTCTTACAAACCATGAACTTGTAATTCTCGTGGTGACACAACTACAAGTGCTTAAGTGAGTCTTAATGGAGCAACTCAATTCATAATTCTTAAAACTATTGGTTAGGGAGAACGCCTTTGGATAAGAAACCTTTTTCCAGTACCCCCTCATGGGAAGGAGCATTGGTTCCAATAGAGTTACTGCTTGTGCCTACTTTGTGCCTATGTGTGGGTAACTAAATCCCTGTGGCTGTGTGGCCTATATCACAATT